GTGAGTCGCCCCATCGAAGTCGTCGTGTTGAACTGCTGAGTCACGGATACGAACGAGACGCCGTGAAGGTCGAAGACCTCGACGATCTTGGCGAAGTCCACCAGGGACCGTGTGAGACGGTCTACCTTGTAGACGACCACGGTGTCAATCTTCCCCGCCTGGATGTCTTCCAGTAGGCGCTCGAGCGCCGGACGGTTGAGTTTGCCGCCGGAGTAGCCCCCGTCGTCGTAGCGTGACCGGACCGGCTTCCAGCTCTCGCCCACCTGGCTTCGGATGTAGGCGTCGCAGGCTTCGCGCTGGGCGTCGAGCGAGTTGAAGTCCTGCTCAAGACCTTCCTCAGAGGATTTGCGCGTATAGGTCGCGCAGCGGCGCTGCGCGCGATCAGTCGCGATCACCAGCCTTCCCCTTGAGGCCGAAGAACCGCGGCCCAGACCAGCGGGCGCCGGTGATCTCCCGGGCAACCGCGGAGAGCGAAGGCCAGTTCTTGTCGCGGTAGAGCACCGAACTTTCGAGGATGATCACCTCGTGGACGATCCCATGCCATTCGCGCAGGAGGCGCGTCCCGGGTTTGATCTTGCGGGGCGGTGTTGCCACACGACGCCCGGCAGCTACGTCCTGTGCGACCCGAGCAAGCTGCTTGCGCGTCCTGGTCGAGAGTCCCCCATAAGCTTCCTCCTGCAGCCGGTACGCGATGGCTCGGAGAAGGAGATTGCGGCTGATGTTGGCCGGGGGCGGTGCGTCGTAGAGCGCGCGCCAGCGTTCCTTGAGTTCTGCGCGCGTCAGATCGCGCAGAGAATCGAGGTTGAGAGATTTGTTCACTCGGCCTTGTTTTCGAGGGCGTCGACGCGGCGTCGGTGCGGGCGATAGCGCGGGGTTGCTCACGTTGCGTAGTCCTCCTGTGGGGGCAAGGCGCCGGGTGTCCTCGTCGCTCTGGGCGCGTTAGTTCTGCGCCGAACCGTCATGGTGTCAGACGAATTTCCTCCGCCCTGGAAGGCAGCTTTCCAGTTGGACGCATTCACGCTTGGTGTGGCGGGAGAGTCAAGCGATCAGCGGAGATTTCCTTCGGTACCCGATCGGCGCGCCCATTCGCCTTTGATTCGCGAGGGCCCGGCTCGTCGCGGGGCCCGTCGCGGGGGTCGGCGGTGCTCGGCGAGCGGGCTCCAGGCTAGCGAGTGCCGCCCACGATTCGGACTCCCTTCTTCGAGAATAGGAAGACCCGCGGAGACCGAACCACCTGGTTTCGCTCCGCCCAAGCGAGGAACTGGGACATGCTGTCCACCTGGTCGTCGTAACGACCGTAGGGGAAGGCCAGGATCTCGGCTCGGAAATCGTCCAGCCAGGGCGCCTTCTCGGGCAGCAGGACGTGGCCCGCTTCGATGACCGCACTTTGGGCTTCGAGGCGCACGATCTTGTCGCGCTCGGGCCGGATGGGAATCGGCCGAAGCTTGCCCTCCCGCCGCAGATCCTGGGTCAGCGGGGCGCCGGTTCCGGCATCCTCGATTAGTACCGCCGTTGCCTTGTGCGCTGCTGCGTGGGAGAGAATCGTGCGACGTAGGTCTGGGTACTCGAGGCGTTTTCGCAGTACGTCGAGGAGGTAGTAATCCCTGCCGCGCATGAGCCAGGTGGTGCAAACGGAGTAGTCGTTCGTCGTACCGGCTTTCGTGGCGGTGTCCCAACTCTGGACGATTCTTTTCATAGGCGTGGGCTTGGGACGCTGCGAGTAGAAACGAAACCAATCACTCTTGATCAGCGCACCGCCCGCTGGAACGGGCGCCTGCTGGTACTGGGCCGAAAAGGCTTGGCTCCCCATGTCAGCTTTGAGATCGCCGAGGACTTCCATGGGCTCACGCTCGGGATGTAAGGGTTCTCCCGTCTTTCGGCGGTGAACTCGTCCGTCGCCGAGGGGAATCTCATCGTCGTGTTCTGCGATGGCCGGCAGGTCGAGGTGGGCCCACGACTCGTTCTTGTCGAGCACGTGACCCACGAGGTCGTCGACGTGGAGGCGTTGCATGATGAGCACGATCGCGTCTTCCGTCTTTCGGTCGAGACGAGAGATGAGGGTCGAGTCGTACCACTCGCTCACCGCGGCGCGCCTTACCTCGGACATTCGCTCGGAGGGCTTCATCGGGTCGTCGATCAGAATGAGGTTCCCCCCACGGCCCGTGAGCGTGCCACCGACCGAGGTACTCAGCCGGTAGCCCTGGGCGGTTAGTTGGATCTCCGCCTCCGTGTTCTTGTTGGGGTCGATCCGCGCCTGCGGAAAGAGACGCCGGTACCAGGCGCTATCGACAACCGCCCGGAAGTCGCGCGCGTGCTTCGCCGACAGATCCTGCGAGTAGGACGCGCAAACGATCCGCTTCGTGGGATCGTGCCCAAGCACGAAGGCCGGAAAGGCGACTGACGCCGTGATCGACTTGAGATTCCGCGGGGGGACGGTGATGATGAGCCTACGGATCTCCCGCTTCCGGCAGCACTCAAGCCGATAGGCCATGGCGTCTACATGCCAGTTCGGTAGGTAGGTTTGTCCTGGCACCACCGTCTGAAAGCACCGCTGGGTAAACGCCGCGAGGTCGCTGCGGAGAAGGGCGTCGAGGACTTCCCGTTCCTTGTTCTTCACGAGGACTCCTCCTCACTATCGGTGGCGTCGGCGGCCGGCTCCTTTCCATCCGACTGTATGAGCCGCTTCTTGTAGGCCTCGAGGATCTCGAGCTCGTCGGTGTGAAGCTCTTCGGACTTTTCCGGCTGCGCGCCTTCTCCGGTATCGAGCAATCGCATCATCATAGACAGGAGCGTGTTGGCGGCCCGGGCGTCGCCCTTCAGCGTGCGGGTGACGAGCGACTTCACCACCGCCCGCTGCTTGCTGATCTGCCGCGAGCTTCCGCCCTCGTGGACGACGATTTTCTCGCAGAGTTCCTCCGCGAGATCAGTCTTCAGGTTCTTCGTACCCTTGGAGCGGCCCTGGGGATTCCCCGACTCGCCGAGCTTGAACTGCGTGTGCTTCGGCGGTTTGCCGTAGCCCACCTGGTAGACATGCGATGCCCCGTTTTCCGGCGGTTTTTTCTTGTTGGCCATCAGGGAGCCTCCGTCGACGAAGGCGACCGGTCTTTGTCCACGCGACCGACGGTCAACGGGATCGCTGCTGCACGTTCTTTTGCGATGGTGTCAAACGACTTTCCGATCTCGGAGTGAACGGGTTCGAGCCCAGCGTGCTCAGCCATCCGTCGCAGGGAAACGTCGACGTACCGAGGATCGATTTCGATCCCGTAGCCCACGCGCCCCGAGCGCTCTGCGGCGAGCAGCGTCGTTCCCGAGCCGGCAAAGCCGTCGAGCACGAGGTCACCTCGGTGCGTGCAGTCGAGGATGGCGTCGGCGACGAGACGGATCGGCTTCACGGTGGGATGCATCCCGAGATCCTTGTCGCGCTCGGAGCCGAAGCTATTCGCACCGGCGTAGCGCCAGACGTTGGTGCGGTATCGGCCGTGGCGTCCGAGCTCGATGTTGTTCACGTGAGGTGCGGTGCCCGACTTGAAGACCAACACCAGCTCATGTTGCGATCGGTACAACGAACCCATGCCCGCGTTGGTCTTTTCCCACACGCACAAATTTTTGAATTCGCTGTAGATCGAGCGACTCGCTGCCAATAACTCACGTAGGTGTCTCCAGTCCATGCACACGAAATGGATGGCACCGTCGACGCTGTGCGCAGCGTGGTGGACGAGAACCGTCTCGAGGAAGTCCACGAACTCGTCCTCACTCATCTCACCGCTGGCCATCGCGAATTCACCGTGGCGATGGCGGCCCAGGCCCGACACGTGACCGTGAATGGGAACGTTGTAGGGCGGATCGACGAACACCGTCCGGGCCTTCGAGTTTCCGAGTAGTCGCGCATACGCGGCCTCATCTCGAGCGTCTCCGCAGAAAAGGCGATGCGGACCGATGGCCCAGAGGTCGCCCGGGCGCGAGACCGTCGGCGCCTCGGGGTCGAAGGCCGGCAGGTCATCCGCGGGATCGGCCTCCTCGTCTTTCGTAGCGGCACCAATCAGGAGATCGATCTCGGCGGTCTCGAAACCGATGACCTCGAGATCAAAATCGAGATCCAGTTCCGCGAGTTCTTGCAGCTCCAGGGCGAGCAGGTCTTCGTCCCAGCCCGCGAGCTCGGCGAGCTTGTTGTCCGCGATCACAAGCGCGCGAATCTGCTCCTCGGAGAGATGGTCGAGGCGAATCGTCGGAACCGTCGCCATTCCGAGCTGCTCTGCGGCGCGCAGCCGTCCATGACCCGCGATGACGGTTCCGCTTGCGTCGACGAGAAGCGGGTTCGTAAAGCCGAACGTCTGAATCGAGTCCGCGATCTGGCGGATTTGCCGCGCCGAGTGGGTTCGCGGGTTTCTCCGACGAGGTGCCAGAGAATCGATCGGGCGCTCCTCGATGTGGAGGTCGTGTAGCTCGGAGGCGCGAGGGGGAGCCTCCCGAGAATGATCCACGAGATCCGGGGCCTGGTGCCCCTCGCTTCGCGTCGCGGCATTCAGCCCGAGCGAGTTCGCAGCTTCCTTGGTGTCCAGGTGTACGGGGTCGGCCATTACCGGGGCCCTCCTCACTCGCCGAGAGTTGGAGAGGGCCCTGGAATAACAAAAACCGGGACCCTCGCATGCACACCACTCCGTCGGCTCGGTCGTGATGTGCTCTTGCGAGGAAGGTCCCGGCTGCCTACGCCTGCGAATCTTCCCCCGCCTCAGTCGAATCTGCGAAGCAGAACTGAAGCGGAGCTCGTAAGAACAGCGTGAAGATACGTCGCGGGGGCTGGCTATGCAAGAGCGACGGCCGCGCCCGTGTGCGCTGAGTGGCTCTCTGGCTCGACGTTGGGTGCGAGGCGCCCGAGGTATCGCGAGAACGTCCCTCGCTCAAGTGAGTGATCTGCATCACATACATTCGCACCGCGGAGGGGCGTTGGTGCATGAATAGGAACGCGGCAGCGTCTCCCCACTCCCATGATCTTCGTCAGGCGCCGATCGCGTAGGACGCGGGCCTGCCGAGAGCCGTCATCCCGTTCAGAATGTTGCAAGCGATCAGCGTCTCCGCTTCCTGTGCCTTCGAGTGCCGAGCACGAAGCCGGTCGCCAATGATCGACTTGTACCGGAAGAAGGCGTTCTCGATGGTGCCTTGGCGGTGGTAGCCGGACTCCTTC